TAAGTCTTACCAGATTTACCTCTAAAAGATTTAACAACATTTAATTTATTTAAAGTGGATAGGCAGCTCTTGATCGTAGTTCTACATAGACCAGTATCTTTATGTATAGTTTCGTGCCTTAATCTTGCCTCATATCCATTCTTTTTCCAAGCATACTTCATCACAGATAAAAAAACATTTAGACAATGAGATTTATGTTCGCCATCTAATTTATTGAGATGGTGATATAGTTTGTAAGTTATAAATAAAAAACCTCTACTTGTGTCCATATTTACATACCTTTTTGTGATTAGCTTGTAGGTCTAGCAAGATTGACACCCATTGTTGCTCGTTCATTACCTCAAATTCTGTCTGAGAGCTTGTTATACGCTTGATCCTAAAGGTTAGGGTAGTTGGGGTCAAATTTTTATAGAACACTAAAAAACAGGGTATATTTAAGCGACTAGCGACTATGTTTACCAGGGTGGTAGCCTTGTATTTCTGTCCTTTGTCATAACAAGTCTCAAGAATAGCAAGTGGTTCGTAGCAATCAGGACAACATTCAATACTATCAATATCAATCATGGCAATATCGTCATATTTCCTATGCCAATCGTTATATACTCCATTGCTAAATGCAAAAGTCCAACGTGCCATTTAATATTTTAATTGTTGTTTTATAATTTGATTGAGAGCTGTTGTCCAAGGGTTAAAATTATAATCTACTTTACTACAACCTGTTAAGATTATTAGTATAAATATTATGCAATAAATTTTCATTTGTTTTTCAATACCAATATAATATTATCTTTAAGTTCTATATCTTTTTCCAAAGCAAGTATTATATCAGATTGTTTTTGTATAAATTTTTTTTGGCGTTTGATTTCAGCTTGACATTTTTTAAGTTCATCAGGACAACCTATTTCATCAAACATTTTATCGTTAGTCATTAGACCCCACAAAGACCAGAACATTCATTGTTAAACATATCTAATTGTTTATCTGTTTCTTTCTTATTAAATTCTATTTCTTCAAGAGGTTTACAACTTCTATGTAAATATAAATTATCTTTTATTTTTGCTGATCCATTTCTTATTTTTCTATCAAAAGCAACTGCTTGTTCAAATTCACTTGGTCTTTCTGTTTTCATAAAGTGCCAATAATTATCATTATGATATGGACAAATGATACACGCTGATTTTTCTGGCAAAGGAATGTTCTGTTCTTTCATCCAATCTAAACAATCTTGCCTTGACATTTTCATTTCAATCAATGGAAATCTATTTAAAATATATTTATCTTTTGATGGTTTCATTCTTTGTATTTCGTCTGTTGATATACCAATCCATTGCTCAACATACTTATCTTTAGGAAATCTTTTTTTATAACCAACATTGCACAGCTCCCTAATTTTTTTTCTAATTACAGCTATCTTGTAATCATTAGTGCATTGTCGTAAAAGCATACCTTTCTTACCAGTTATTTTATTTTGTGTGAACAAAGGTGGATTGGGAGATCGTATTCCTTGTTCAACATTGTTAATAAAATCATCATAAATATTACTTCTTGAAACCTGATACACAGGAAATGGTAAAATTTTTTTTAAAAAATTTAGATATAATTCTATTGCCTTTGGTTCATTCTTTGTGTCTGCAAAAATTGCTCCATCAACTTTTGGTAGAATACCCTTAGCAGACATCAAAGCCATTGTAGAGCTTTGTACTCCAACACCAAGACTTATTATTGTTAATGCTCTTGTTCTGTTTGAATCAATCATTTTAATACTTCTATTTTTTTTACAACAGATCGTGGGTAAACTGTGGTGTTGCCAACTGTTAGTTCGCCATCATCATCAAAGCTATGCGAGGCAAATATAATTACTTTCTTTTGATCCTTATGTAATAAATAACCTGTATCTTCACACCAAGAATATACTTGATCCTTTGCTTTAGATAGCGTAAGCCACTCTGGATTTGATACAATATCTTGCCAATACAATCGTACTCGTTTGTACTTAAACTTATTTACTTTCTTCATACTTCCACCACGCTTTATAAAGATCATCAAGCGTTACTTCTTTCTTTGTAACCTCTAGTATCTTCTTTACCATCTTTGGTTTGGGAAATCTTTTTTCTTTTGACTCCAAACAATATCGTTGTGAATTAGTCGCTGGATTTATGGATCTTATTCCAAGCATAGTGCCAAGTGTATAATGAGATATACCTTGTTTTTTTCGCCATTCAGCTAGTGTCATTTTTCTCCTATTTGTTATACTTTAAGTATCTATATATAGTATATAAAAGATTTGACAAGCGAATATATTATCTGTAAAACAAAGAAAACAAATGATTACAAAAGAAAATTATTATACAGGGGAAGTCTTAAAATATTTTAAAAGTTTCAATGGTGGTCAAGGACTAGACCATTGGAGTCCATCCTCAAGCCAAAACTTTACAAGGTTTGTGTTGAATTACTCTCTGCCTCAAGAATTGAGACGACTATTCTTGATCAGATATAAAGCTCCTTTCGGTAATTTAGTTAATAACACAACACAAAGATTAACTTGTGAGGTTTTGTTTGAGGGGGATAAAAAGATTACCCTCAAGAACAAAAATTATGACGATATATTTCAGCAAGAATTAGACGATATAAATAAGAATACACCACCTGTAGATGACAAAGATAAACTAGCAAGAGAGCTTATGATTAGCTTTGCACACCCAACAATTAATAATATGCAGAAAGCTGTCAAAGAAATATTTGGTAACGAAAAGTTAGTCGCTGAAAGATATGTGTCTGCCAAACATAATGACATGGTCATAGATATTATTGGTCGTATAGATTATGAAAGTAATAATTCAATAGGAGAAGCTAAGACTAAGCCACCTACAATAAAAAAGAAAAGAGGCAAAGATGAATACTACATGGCATCAACGCAGCTTCCAACAGAACCAGATCCAATGCACATAACTCAACTTGCTTTCTACTATCACTGCACAAAAAGAAAACCTTTTTTGTTTTATGTAAATGAAAACGAATACACAATCTTTGATAACACACACGATATGTTGAGAAATGATTATTTGGAATATCAATATGATTTACTTACACAAAGACTAAAAGCATGGGAACAACTAATTATATTTTGTAAAGGGGATATTCAAAAGCTATCTTCCTTTGCTGAACCACCAGAATTAAATCACCCTTTTTATTATAGGGATTTAATAGACGACCAAAAAAAACAAATCAAACAACTATGGGGATTAGACACATGAAAACAAACATCTATCAAAAACTACACAAGGCAGCTTGTGAGGCAAGAGGAGTAGTTAAAGGAAAGAAAGTACCAGGTATGCAATTCAATCCTTTGCTACATGACGAAGTACAAAAGGTGGCAATGGAAGCATTACTAAACAATGGATTATATCCTGTTTGTACTTACAACAACTATGTCAAAGAAACTTTTATTATGGTTACTTGTTCAATGAGAATACATGACATTGAAAACCCAGAAAGCTATGTTGATATAGAAGGATGTAGTGCAATGGGAAACTTAGATAAGTTTGGTACAGGTAATGGTATGAGCTATGCCAAGAAATATGCTTATCTAAATGCTTTACATTTAAAGACAGGTTTAGATAATGAAGATGGTTACAAGGCAAAACCTTTTAATAAAATTTCACAACCAAGTGGTACAGAACATGATGACAATCATGATGCAGTAGCAATAGAACATATCAAGAATGATATGAAGAACGCAAAAACTATTTATCAGTTAAGAAAGTTAAAGAACTATAAATACAAAGATGCGTTTACCCTTGCTATCAAGAAACATCCTGCGGTTTATAAAGACTTAAATAATCTTTATGAAACAATGGAAACACAACTCAACACACAAGGAGTAACTCAATGAGTGATAAGATATATATAAAACTTACACATAACACAGACAAGCAACAAGGAGATAATAGACCGAGTTTTGTTGCACCAATAAATCCAAACTCACCAGAGGGAAAGACCTGGAGAATAGGAGTTAAGATTGGAGAAACATGGTACAACCAAGCAGGATTTGATGATCTTGATGAACAAGGTAATCCAACAGGAATTATCAATGTTGTCTTGACACCATCAAATACTGGTTCAGCACCTGCCAAGCCGAGAGGACAGCAGTCGTCTTTTGCACCAAACAAGTTTGCAAAAGGTCAAGGATCAGGATATAACAAACCTAACTACAGATACTAATTTGTAGTTAAATGGTGTGGCGGAAGTTTTTTTAGAGCAGCGAATCATATTACCTCTTTCCCTTTCTGGTAATGCTCCCTCTTATTTGTTTTCTTCTGCCATGCCTTTAAAACAATATGAAAATTACAGAGCTTACAAACGAGATTAAGAAAAAGATAATCCAAGATCGTGAGAAAGATTATGGAGATTATCAATACAATTTTAGTATACTTGCAGAGCTATTTACTTTAATATTAGCACCCAATTTGAAAAAAAAACTAAAGCCATATCAAGTGGCACATATCATGATGACACTTAAATTATTTAGAGCTACAAGGGGATTTAAAGCTGATAATTACACAGATTTATCAATATATAATGATATGGCATCTAATCTACACAAAAAAGATATAGACAAAAATGATAAAAACAGATAAGTATTTAAGAATTAAATCTGGCGAAGCTAACTTTGAGTTGGTTGAAAGATTTGATGATGTAAAGAAAG